GTTATAACATCAGGAGTACCAGTCATAAAATCATTTTCAAAAGATTTATAGTTTTTTCTAAGTTTTTTATATTCTAATTGTTTTCCTATAAATTCAATTGATTCATCTTCCACGCTGTTTCCTTTAAACATATACTTGCTTGAAACTTCTTCTTTACGACCATATATTTGTTCGGTGTACCACTTCTTGCAATATGTTTCAGCTCCAGCAGAAACCAACCTGTCTTTTTTAGGTTTAGTCATAATGCTATTAATAGATGAACATCTTATCTTAAAGTCAATCATTATTTCTTAAAGCTATCAGCTTCTGAATCTGAATAAATACCATATTCGTAAGCATTAATTAATTTTAAAACGAGCCTGTCCTTCAGCCTTTTTTCAGCCATTGCAAAAGGGTAAGGGGCTTTACAGTTGTTTGGTGATGCTTCACCAGTACTCCATATGACTTTGTTTCCTCTTTTTGCATCTCCAACAATAGCAACATCTTTATTGCTATCTCTGTATATTGTAGGTGCGCCAAATTGTATGTTTTCTTTTGCTGCTATCTTTTCACAAGCATCGTGAGTAATTATCCACATTGAACGCGCGCCTCTTTTTAATTCCCAAAAGTCATCTTTGGATAAATTATATTTTTCTGCTAATTGTTTTATATTCATAATTGTTGTATTTGTTTTATTGATTGTTTTATTATTAATAGTCGTTTGGGATTGTATCGCATTCCAATAGTGCGTAATTGTTTTTCAATTTGATTTAACTCATTTATAAAGCTGTCCATTCTGTTTTTATGTATCTCCCTATCGTTTGAGTTAAATTTATTTTCCTTAATCATTTGTTTAACTACCCCCCTGTTCCACTTCACTTTTGTTATAAGATTAATCAACCTATCTTCTAAATAGCTAGTTGTTTCGTATGCCCACCATTCTTTGATTTGTTCGTTATGGTGGTGTTCATTATGCGGATGTGGATAAGGTATCATTTTTGATTATATTCTTTTATAAGGTTAATTAATACTTGAGAATAAGATTTAAACCCTTGCTCTTTGCATTTTTCTTGAAATTTATGTAGCTCATCTATTTCTTCAGCTGGCACATAAAAAGTTTTATTTGTATAACTCATAATTTATTTTTTATTAATTGTGTCATTTCTTTTTTTATTCTTTGTTCTTTTTTTTTATGTTCTTCTATACAATAAGATAACATATGCGGTAAATCATTATATAATGTTTCTAAGTTCCAAACTATTGTTCCTTGGTCACATTCTATATGTAATTCGCCGCTATCTTCCCAAAATGTATTTGTTTCGTGTACATAAATATGTTTATTATTTCCTAAAAGTTCTTTAAGTTCATTTTGTAACTTAATAACCTTTTCTTTTAAAATGTTATTATTTTTTTCCATAATGATAAATTTAATAAAATAAATGTTGTTAACTTATATGCTATGTAAATCATCGCGGCAAACATAGTTCCTTCGTATATAAATTTTTTCATAATTAAAAGTCTGCTATTATAAATGAAAAATCGTCAATGTGAATTACAGATGTGTAATCAGATAAATCGTGTATATCTTTTATGTAACTAAAATCTCCGCCGTAATTATCTAATAACTCTCTAAGGCTTGAGTACTCTGTGTATTCTGTGCATATAGCTATTGGGTCAAATTCCATCCCCTCATCAACTTCTTCAAAGTATTCGTATAAAGCTCTTAACCCTTCAACTGAAAAGTTGTTTGGTCTTATTTCTAAAAAGCGATTTATAAATTGTGTTTCTGTTAGTGTGATTATCATAATATTAATTTTTAAGTTTGTTAGAAAAAACATTTTAGAACTTTTTTCTAAAAAAAATTATTCTACCCCTTAAAATAAATGTGTAATTCTGGCTACTTGGCCATTGTGTTTAGAGAATATAAAACCTTCAATTGCTTGGTTATTAGAAGAAGTATATCCCATTTTATGATGCCAACTGTCTGCTGGTGATGGACTTCTTAAACTTTCTAAACTGCATCCAATTAAATCTTTACTTACCTTGTGGTGAACGTGGTGAGCAAACATATATCTATACTTTGTTGCACTCCATTCAGAACATTCATCAGCCATTAATAAAGGTAGTAAATCCCATTTAGCACCATCACCGTGAGTACTACCAATTAAGTTATTATAATAAGTATAATACTTTCTATGTTGTAAACTAATATCAAAAGTTATGTTCTTGCTATTTCTAAAGTATGTTGCTATTGTATCTGCCAAGCAAAAACCAGTTAAGTAATCGTGATTACTACTATTGTAAACAACGTGCAAATCTGGATAGAAACTAACTAATGTTTCAATAATATTAATGTACAAACGTTTTGCGATATGAAAATGCTCGAAGAAAAGTCCATCCGTATCTTGAACAGTACCTTTTGTAGTTTTACCACCACTTGGTGTATCAATGTGCATAACATCGTTACCAATACATAGTATTAATTTATCTATGTTAAAACCATTACTTTTCTGTAATATACCATCAATAGCTTCTAAAGTTCTTTGTACTGCTATTTGTTTGTTGTATTCTTCACCACTTACAAAAGATTTACATAATTTACCAATGTGTATATCTGCTGGTGATATTAATAAGCAATGTCCATCGTTTACTTTAGGTTTAACGAGCTTTTGAAAGTTTGGAGAGTATTCTTTAAGGTCTTTTAATAATTCTTCTTTAAAACCTTTTAAATCGTTTTTATTAAAATTAGGATTCTTAAAATATAAACTTGCTTTTTTGTTCTTTATCCAACCACTATGTATATCATTAGGGTTTAAACCTTCTGCTTCTGCTTCTTGTTTTAACCTTCTATAATCGTTAATGATTTGTGCCTCATCCGAGTTAAGGCGGTAACGTGGATTGCCTTTATCTTTCCACCTTTTCTTGTGTGATTTCATTTAACAATTTTGTTAAATATAATAAAAATAAATTATTTACTACTTTTTTGAGCTTGTGCCATAGTAAAAAGCAAAGATGTTACCAATAACAACACCCTCAACCATACCCATTAAATGAACAAATAATTCATTATGTAAAACTTCTGGTATATATACAACTGAATATACTATAAATAAAAAACACATCAAGCCAACAACACCAGTTAAATTCATCATCCAGTCATTACCACCAGCTTTAGTAATTTCAACTTCACGTTTTCTTGCACTATCTCTATCTTCTACTTCTAACTTATATAATTCAACTAATTGTTCGTGTATTTGTTGTTTATCTTCTTGTGTTAAATTTGGGTCTTTATCTATTAAATTTTTAACGACACCTAATAAACCAGCATCTGGCAATAAAGCACCAGCAACGTCTAAAACGTGAGGTGCTTTCTCAGCTAAAAACTTTCCTATTTTAGTGTCTTTTAATTTATTCATCCAGAACAGCTTTCACAAGTTTCATCATCAATATTACACGTTCTTTCTGGGACTGGCAAGTTCTCCATTTTCTTAATTAAGTCCTCTAAGTTAGTTTGATTTTTTTCCATTTAATTTATCCTTTGCTTTTTTAGTTTTTGGTTTGAATGATTTTGGTTGTAATCCAAGCTCATATGCTTCTAATTCTGCGTTGTAGCAAGGGCATTGCTTCATAAACTCGTGTTCCTCAACACCATCTCCATCTTTGTCAGGAGAATAATCTCTATGTCCGTGAATACTTGCTTGAGGATAAATATTTTTTAATGTTTTTAAAATTTTAATTAAGGAGTTTTTTTGTGCTTCAGTTCTTGTATCTTTTGCTTTACCTTTAGAATCTAAACCACCAACATATGAAATACCAATAGAATCGCTGTTCCCGTTTTTAACGTGTGCGCCAGCTTTAGATACTGGCCTACCAGCATTTATTTTACCTTCAATACCAATAATATAGTGATAACCTATATCTGAAAAACCACGATTTAGATGCCATTTTTTTATAGTAGCTGGGCTTACATTGTTACCTTCTCTTGTGGCAGTACAATGAATAACTATTTTATTAACTTTTCTCATTTTTTCTATTTACTTTTTTTTTAGCACTATTTATTAAACGTGCTTCCATCTTAACAACCTTAACTCTTAGTTGTATGTTTTCTTCAATAAGTAATTCAATCTTTGTTTCAAGTTGTGTTATCTTATTAGTAAGAACTTCAATTTGTTTAGTATATACATCATCTTCTCTTTCATCTTTTTTAGCATTGATATCAATCTTCTGCTTTACAATTCCCCATATTTCCTTAATGCCTAAAGCTCCAATTAAGGTACTAACTACCATTAAAATTGAGTGGTCTTCCATTCTTACTATTTTTAAATTGTTCATTATTCTGGGTCTGGTGTACTCCAATCACTCGTTGCCATTAAAGCTAGTGCCTCTGTTTGGTTCATTATTTCACCAACAATAGGTAAACTTGAATCCGTTACAAAACTTGGCGTTACTCTGTAGCTTAATAACCCTTGAGTGTTTGCTAAATTTCTTCTCATTGATTGCGCACTTTGCTGGTCAACTTGTGAGAATAAAACTAAGTTTGTATTACTTAACTCAATTACTATATAACTTTTATTATTCATTTTTTTTATTTTAATATTTTAACTTGGTACATCTGTTGTTCTGTCTAAAACGTCCATATTCTCTGAAAGTCCATTTGCTGTGCTATACGGAGCGTCATTTGCTATTTCTATAGAGCTAGTTCCTAAAGCATTTCCTGAATAACCAACCCCATTTGTAATATCATCATTTGTCATATTAGCACTACTTACAGCATTATTAGTTCCTGTTTCATCTAAACAAGTCCAAGTACTACTGTTAAAAGAGCTATTAGAGCCTATTTGCCACCAAGAAGTAGGAGCAGCACCAGAAAAAGTGTGCAAATTACTTGGTACGCCTAGATTATAAATTTCTGTTATTTCTGTAGAGGTTAAAGCAGTACTGTTCCAAACAGCAACATTTGAAATTTCACCTGGAAAAAAACTATTAAAAAATTGAGAATATCCTATATAAAAATCAGCATCAGCTACAGAGTTAATTGTAAAACTTGAATTTGTTCCAGAAGCAACTCCATTTATATATATAGTAGCGCCGTTACTGTCTACTGTCGCAGCAATATGACTCCATTTATTTATATCTATAGTTTTAGTTGAATTTAATATATTAGAACCTGAAAAAATCCGAGCTGTTCTTGTACCTGTACCTTGATTTAATATTAACCCATAGTTTATGTTAGAACTGGTATCAAAACGAGAAGCAACTCCAAACCTATATGTAGAACTTCCTGAAGTAAACCTAACCCAAGCCGAAATACTTAATACTGTCGTAGCTTGTAAAGAATTGTCATTTCCACAATCAAATGAGTTTTGATTAGCTGAATCAAGATTTAAAGTATAAGGACTATAACCAGAAGTTCCTGTAGTTAAATTGCTTAAAACTAAGTCAGATGAATCCATAGAAACACTCGTTCCATCGTTACCACCAGAACCATAATCGTTAATATTCCAGTCAGTACCATTATAAGTCTCATCTTCGTTTAGTTTATACCAAGAAAGAGGGCTTAATGAAGATATGTCGTTTGGAGTGCCATTGTTGTAAATAGTCTCTACTTGAGAAGCTGTTAAAGCTGTACTCCAAAGAGCTACATTTGACATTAAACCATCGTATGGATAACCAGTAGATATATCTCTACTACCTATTCGTACTGAAGTAGAACTAGTGGAGATAGCTGTTCCATTATTATCTGTTATATCCAAAACATTATCTATATAAATTTGCCTAGTTGAGTTTACATAATCATTTATACAGACAATATGATGCCATTGGTTGTCATTAATTGAGGTATTACTTGTAGTTATAGACAAAGGTGGACTGCTAGTACTTCCTGCACTGGTTGTCCAAAAATTAATCTTATCGTTGTTTTGGTATATCATCCAGTTTCTACCATTAGTTACAACATTACTGTCTTTGCCGATTAAAGAATTTAAAGCAGTTTGTGAAGTTTTAACCCAAAAAGAAACAGTTAAATTTTGTGTAAATGAAAATGGTGTTGTTCCTAAATCTATATATTCATTATTTGCCGAATCAAAATTAAATACATATCCACCTAAACTATTATTTGGCACAAGATAATTAGCTCCGTTATCTACTGATTGTTCACCTAATTGAGTATAATATATTGGCTTTGGTAATAATGACATTGGATTTGTAACAGCAGTTCCACCACCATAAAGAGTAGCTACAGAGTTTGTTCCTGTTGCTGGTAAGGCATAATCAAAAATACTTACTTGGTCAATTTCGCCGTTAAAATACTTTGGAGTATTTGAGAAATCTTTAGCTATTCTTAAACTATCAGTACTTGTTGTTGTTGAAATTGTTCCTTGTGCAACTGTATTATTATTATCTAATGAAGAATTTATATATAAATTTAAACCTGCAATAGTGCCTGAACCATCGTAAGTACAAACTATGTGATGCCAAGTATCTGTAGATATAGATGAAGAATCTACAAATAAATAGATGGCATTTGTTTGAAGCATAATAAATCTTATACTATCATCAGATTTAACTCTTAAATGAAAACCTCTAATTGAGTTTGAAAGGTTTGATATAATAACTCTGTCTGAAGAAGTGTTATTAAAATTTACCCACGCAGAAATACTAAAACTATCTCCTAATTCTAGCTTAGAATTTAATGATGTTCCTAAATCTATAAAATCACTTGAACCATCGAAGGACATAGAATAGTTAGAAACCTTATTCTGATTCTCGTTACTTGGTATACGCCATTGGTCGTTAAAAAATTCTGTACTCATATTAATCTCCCATTCTATACCACTTTATAGGTGGTGTTGTTAAATCGTTTAAATCTGCTGTTTTACCTGTTTCTGTTGCGTAATAAATACTCTTAACTTCTTGTGCTGTTAAAGCCACGTTAAATATTGATATTTCGTCAAGTTTGCCTTGAAAATAACTAGCAGCATATTCTCCTATAATAGTTTCTGTGTCAGCATTATATACTATTTGACTAGCACTTGCTGTTGTTGTTTGAGCTTGACCATTTAAATACATAATAACAGTACTTCCATCCCAAGTTACGCATAGATGTTGCCAAGAATTACTAACTACAGTTCCATTACTTTCAGCAGTTGCCCAACCAGAACTTCCTGTAGTGTCTAAATAAAATTTCCATTTGTTTGAATTTTTGGCTAAAGCAAAACCGCCATTATTTGAAGAAGAAGAAACATTACTAATTATACAAGGAAAACTTCCAGTACCTGTTCCTGTATTATTTACCCAAGCAGAAACTGATAACTGAGAAGTTGGACTTAAACTACTATCATTTCCAACATCTATAAAATCATTTGTACCATCAAAGTTCATAGAATAAACATTGTTTACTTGAGCTAATGCTGCTGTAATTCCTACAGTTTGAGTTGATGTATTTGCACAAACACTTGAACCACTTGAAGCAGTATCGTAAGTAATTGTATGAGTTGCAATAGTTGAAGCATCTAAGTCAATTTCTCCAGTAGTTGAGTTAATTACTAAACCAGCTGAACCGCTAAAAGCACCACCAGTAACACCAGTTATAGTAGGTGTTGGGTCTGGAAAACTTTGCATATAATTACTAGATGAATATGAAAAAGAAGCATCATCATAAGCATTTATTGTAAAATTAAATGTAGCTGTTGCAGAATCTGTATCAGTATAAGTAATTACATAAGTAGCCCCAGTGGTAGAAGCAGATAAATCAACTTCACCAGTTGTTGTACTAACAAATACTAACCCAGCAGTAGAACTAAATGTACCAGCTCCTACATTATCAGTTATTGTTGGTGTTGGGTCGCTTGCATCACCACAGTAAGCACTATTAGGATATGTAATACTAACAGCAGTAATATCACCTCCTACTATATTAGTATCACCACTTGGTGAAGCATCATAAATAGCACCAAAGCTATTAGAAGAATTAGCTTTTGCTTTTCCCCAATCGTTGCTGTTGTTAACTGCACCTTGTCCCCAATTTATTGTATTATCTGGCATAATATATTTTTAAAGTACCCAACCTCCAAAATCTGCAACATCATCTGGATACATATCTTCTTGACTATTAGAATAGTACTCAGGTATTAATCCAGCTGCGTTATTTTGCATAAAATCTATAAATCTATTTGTGTAAAACTGTGCTGTTGTTCTACTTCTTTCTACTAAGCTATCTACGTGTTCTTTGCTTAATGCTGTGCTGTTTTCAGGATTCTTAGTGTATATACCACCATTAGAAATATTAACACCAGCGTAAGGTAAGTATTCAACCATACTCCAATGTAGTAGCATACTTTTTATATAATCGTTCACTAAAGCTAAGTAAGGATTTGCTAAAGTACCAGCAGTTATTTCATTTTGTATTTTAACATATAACTCAGTACCTAAGTAATTTTGTATGTGTATATCTTGCGCTTGGTTTATAAATGGTAATAGTTTATCATTATCTATATTACCATTAGCAGCAGTAAATACTGAAATATCGTGTCGTGTTACAAATAGTGCTTTACTCATTTTCCTTTATAATTTGGGTGATGTCCATTATTAGGCATATTAACAGGAGCTTTCACAGCTTGTTTTCTACCTCTTGGCTTTGGTTCATAACTCTTTGGAATAGATTTAGTTTTTTTATAATCATCTAAATCATCACTACCAACTTCTTTGCCTTTTTTAATTTTGTATAAAACCTGTTGCCATTTGTGTCTACAATAAACGCCACCTTTAAATTTAAACAAATCATACTTTTGACCATTGTGCATTGGTAATTTAGCAGCTTTAAAGTTCATATCCCTGCTTGCTTTATCAATATCTTCTAATCTATATACAATACCAGCACTTGTTCTGTTCATCATCTCTTTGCAAAACTCTCTGCTTTCTCCACCTCTACTACTACCTTTTGCATATTTGTATCTTACTTTATACATTGATTTATCTAAAGTAGAAAAACCATCTTCTTTGCTATCAACAACATCACTTAATTTAATCATTGATTTAGCCCAATCCTCAACACTTTCATTTTCATCATCTAAATCTCTTATATCAACTATTTCAAACTCTTCAGTATCCATTTTAACGCCTTTAAGCGAATCTAAAGCATCTTTTAATAGTTCATCACTATCTTTATTAGAAACACTCTTAGAAGCCATTATTTCAAGCTCTGTGCTTTCTTCTTCTTCTTTTATTCCAGTTTGTTCTTCAATAGCTTCTTCACCTTCAACATTTTCTAAATCCATAAACTCAAGTGGTTCAATAGTTTTAAAGTAAAGATTTAAACTAATATCATTAATTGCTAATATTGTATCTAAGCTATCAATTAAAAGGTTTTGGTATGGTTGTATAACTACGTTATTAAAAAGGCGTGAGGCGTTTTCTATTTCATCAGCATTGCTTGAAAAACCATTAGCAGAAGATAAACCAAGTAATAATGGTGATGTTACTCTATGCGTTAACATAATTTTTCTACTACATTCTTCACTTAAATAAGTGTAATGTGCTGGAGCATCATTTAAAGGTATATCCTCAACAGTTGTTTTACTTTCTGCATTATTGTTAAATGCAACAATTACTTTCTCACCATAGCTACCAGTAAGTTTCTGCATTACATCATTCTTAATAGCAAGTTGTTTCTCGCGATCAGGCACGCCGTTGTTAAAGTTTACCACCTTAGTGCCACTGAAGCCATTTTGAGTATCGTTAATTAAATAACACGCTATTTCATCTTCAAGTGTTGCATAAGCAGTATTATAATCTGCTGGAGAATAATAGTAAAAACCAGTTACATATCTCTTAATAATAAATATTTCATTTTGTGCGCCACTACCAAAAACAGGAAACTTCTTAAGTTTAGTATTCTTATTTACTTTTGTCCAATCAGCAGAATAAAAATAGTTTTTTATTTCACCATTATCATTCATCTTTTCAGCTCTTAAAGTTTCTCTTGGAAAGTGTGTTATTGCTGATATTTTATTACCATTGTAAGTTATTTGAAAAGCAGCTTCGCCTAATAGCTTTAAATCTTGGCAAACATTTCTTAAATCGTGTGGTTTTACCAAACTTTTCATTTGTGCATACTGATCTGGCTTTTGTGCAGAATCAGTAGCATCTAATCCTTTTCCGTAAATTTGATTAACAACACCGTTAATTACAGCATTGTTTGTTGTGCTATCCATATAGGCATCTATCAAACTTTGATAATAATCATTGTTATCGCCTATTGATACCCAATCTTTATTACGTTCTTCTGTGATTGTTGGCCTTTCATATTGGCCTAATTGTATTAAATGTAAATTATCCATAATATATAAATTGATTGTCTCCTGTGCTTTGTTCTATATAAACACCGTTTGATATTTCATAGTCTGAAAGTGTTTGGTCTGAACAATACATTTTATCTTTAAAAATTATTGCGTTGTCTGTTGTATTGGTGATTGTAATAGTATAGTAATTGTTTTCAATTAATGCTTGAGTAGTTGAATATTGATAATAGTAATCTAATTCAGCAAATGTTGCATTAACATCTGTAAATAAAACTTTATTTTGAGCTTCTGACTTTATCACTAATTTATAAGTTTTAGTACCTAAAATTGTTTCTCTTGGTATAAAGTTAATAATTCGTGTGCCACTTGTAGTTAATATTTGCATATTTTTTTAATAAAAAAGGGGAGGCTAATCACTTCCTCCCCTCCAATCAAACTATATATTATGAATCACACAATTAATTTAATCGCGTCTTTTTTAACTATTTGTACCTACAGTAACTGTTACAGTCGCTGAACTCATACCAGCCAAAGGGTCAGCAGAAGTACCACCATTAATGAAATTAGCTGGTTCTAATTCTTGACCAGTTAATGTTAATGAGTAACCGCTTAAGTCTCCGAAAGCTGTTCCTGTAGCTATACTACCGCCAGTAACTTCCATTCCGTGTTCTAAACCACATAAAAAGAAATTACCATTTCTATCTTCTACACAAACGTGAGGTCTTCCGTAAGCCATAAGCTTTAGTTCCTTATTATCTTCTTTAGATAATTTAGGTAGTGTTAAAGTTAATGTTTCTTCAAAGAATGTTGTACCATTCTCTCTTGAGGATGTAATAGCAGTTTCCAAACTATTTGTTCCTTTTAAATCATATTGTAGTAGAGTTATAGTACCTGACATATCTGTAATTTCATCAGCAGTTTTTGTTACAGTACCAAGCTCTCCAAAATCGCAGAACCAAGCTCTAACAATACCACCAATTACATCTTTACAAGGTACTTTTCTACCAGCTGTTAAATCGCAAGCCATATTATTAAAATTTAAATAAAGGGGGAATCACACCCCCTTGTTATTAATTAATTCTTAGGCGTGGTATAAAACTATATCAGAACCTATTCCGTAGTTAACTGCGCTTGTATATCTCATTACAACTCTTACGTTTTGTGAGCCATCTAAGTCAGCCATATCTAATACTTTAACTTCGTTCATATCGTTTAATAAACCAGTACCAAAGTATAAGTTAGATTTTTGAGCAGCCATTGCAGTATCATCAGCTAATCCATTACAAACAAAGATTTTCACACCATCAAAAGATAGTTGTCCGCCAGCGTTGTACCATTGTGTTCCTTGTGCGTTAACACCATTTGAACCAATAGAAGTAGCAAATCCACCTAAAGCTCTTACATAAGCTCTTGCAATGTTTTGTGATACGTAAATGTGAAGGTCTTCTTTATTGTAAAGAGCAGAAGGTACTGCATCAACAATAGAACCTAATTTATCAATTACGTTAGCAGCAGTTACAGCAGCGTGAGATGCAACATCTACTACGTCAGCATCAGCTAAAGCTAAAGTTACTAAACCATCAAACTCACCAGCATTAGCGTTAACACCTTCCCAAATGTTTTGCTCAGTTTTTTCAGCTACTAAACCAGCTACGTGGCCAATGATGAAATCTGAAAATTTAGGTGGCATTTTATCAAATGCAGAATATCCCATTTGAGCAGCTTCCCAATCAGAGATGAAGTCTTGCTTACAAAATTGTAAGTTTACTTGAAATTCCTCTGGTTGTAGTAATCTTTCGGTTAATGTTACTGTAGCAGTTGCATCAAAATCGCAAGAAGCGTTTTTAATTACGTTTGCATCAGTAGCTACTTTTTTCATTGTAGACTTGTACTTGATATTAGGCATTACTTCTATACCGCCTTTATCAATTGTGTTAGCACTTAAAAGAGCAGCAGAGATATATTTCCCAGCAAATTCTCCAGCGTAAGTACTTGTTATACTTGTTGTTGTCGCCATTTTATTTTATATTAATTATTGTTAAAAATTTTATCAAAAACCCTGTCTTTCGTTGTTTGTGTTCTATTGCTTGCAATATGAAAATTCACTTTATTATCAACTTCAGCTTCAGGATTATGTTTTACAGGTTCAGGAGCAACAGCAGAAAGTTCTTCTTTCTCTTCTATTACTTCTTCCTTCATTTCTTCTTTGTCTTTGTTACCCATTTTTTCAATCATACCTTTGATTTCTTCAACAGCAGATTTAAATTCTTCTTTGGTAACATATTCCATTTCTTCTTTTTCTTCTTCCTCTAATTCAGTTTCTTTAACTTCTTCAGATTCTTCAGATAATTCTTCTTCTTCAACTGCTTCTTCAGCAGCTTCTTTAATACTGTCAATTAAACCTTCTTCAGTTACAACTAAAATTTTGCCTTCTTCTAATTCATATTCACCAACAGGTAAAGCAATTTGCTCATCATCAGTTTTAATAAATATAGATTTTCCAGCTTCAAAAGATTCTGCAACTAATACAGTTCCGTTTTCTAATGTCATTTCAGCCATTTCTATTTTTTCTTCAGAAAGTTCAACTTTTTCACCAACAATATTTTTTATTTTGTTTAGTATTTCGTTTGCTTTCATAATTTGAGTATATACCTATAAACGTTTGAAAACCTTTACTGTTATATTTTTTTACAACTTTATTTTATATTTTACCAATTCCTTGTGCTTGTAGGCTACCATCACAGCATTTATTACTATATCTTTTACCGTCTGGACATAAGCAACCACGCTTAGTATTTTTAGGTGATGTATTACTTGGTGTTTTAAATTTTTTACTTCTCATAATTATTTTTTTATATGTTCTTCACAAGGCATATACCACTCTTTACCTTCAAACTCGTGAATGTGAAAACCTTCACAACCTATATTTTTTGCCATCTCCTCAGCTTTCTCTTGTGTGCTATATGCTAATCTATCATCAATAATTGCAAAAGTTTCATCAACTACCATAGAAGCCAAATTAATTTCTCCTAACTTTTTTAACTTGCTTTCACTCCATCTTAAACCAGCTTTACCACCCCACAACAAATAACTAATTGTGCCGCAAGCTTCTTTATCTCCTTCATCATAATATTCTTGCGCTCTACTTAAATAGCTATACATCCTTTTTAAAGTTTGTAAACTAATGTTTTCTTTTTGTGCTAATTGTTGCGCACGTATTTTACCAACTTGTGTTGCACATTTATTATTAACTTTTTCGTTTAGTTCTATACCACGTTTAGCATTATTACTAACTGCTTGTGGGTAATCGTTATAAGTTTCTAATTCTATCTTCTTGCCAGATTTTGTTCTTTTATCTTTTTTAATTAGTGCCTTAATATTACTAAGCATATATTCTGCCTCTTCTTCTTCAATAGCTGCCATCTCTGCTTTTGTATCAGGTTTTTTAATTTTTGCTCGGTCAGAAAAAAATCCTTCAATTGAAAAACCCTTTACTTTACCAGTTTTTACATAATCAGTCCATACTTCATCATTCTCTACTTTCATTGAAATCATCCAAGTACCTTCTGGCATTTCTAAACCATACTTAGCTGATTTATCCATTTTAGTATCTTCTACAATCCAGCTTTCAACAACAGTTAAACCATTTACACTCATTTGATGTTCTAAGGTTGCATTATTTTGATTGCTGTTTTGAAAAAATAATTCGCTTGCTCTTCTTACTGTATCCTTAGAAAAGTAAACATAAAAAGTTGTTTCATTACGCTTTCTAAATATTGGCTTGTTTGGTATTAAAGCTGCACCAAGAAGTAGTTTTTTTTCTTCATCTATTTTTGCAAGTTGTATTTCTTCACTTGCTAATGTTATAAAATCTGATTCAATAGCTGGATTTTCTACGATGCTAACCGCGTCTATTCCAACCATCTCTTCATTCTCTTCATCTAATATTAATTCTATTATGTCCATTGTATTTTATTTTAAAAAGTTGCTTGTGTAATTGTGTTGTTTTGTAGTTGTTGTGCTGTAGTTACATCTCCAGCTACTACAAATGCTTGTGTTGGTGGTTGTTGTCCTAATGCACCAGCAATTTGATTAAATCCTGATTGTCCTACTACATTAAAACTTGGCACTTGTGTTGCCGATGCTCCGCCAGTACTGACACTTGGCGTAGTAACACCACTTGTTGTACTACCAGAAGGTTGAAACTTTTGAGCTGCTATACCAGCTATTTGAACAGCTCCAGCTACTCCCATTGAAACCATATTCGCTACTCTTAAAGCTTGAGGTGGTGTAAAATCAGTTGTTTCTGCTGCGGCTTTCATTATAGCCTGTGCAGTATTAATACCTGTTTGAGCTATACCTACTGCTTTACTAATGTTAAA